TGAAGGGCCAGGAGCTCGGCGAGCTCGTCCTCGTCAGCGATCGCGACGCGCCGACCAGCGGCTGCGATCATGCGGCGCAGCATGGCGATGTACTCGCCTGTCTCGACGCTCATCCCAGGCTCGACGGGAACGGCGTTTCAGTGTCAAGCTCGACTTGACACGCGATCGCGAGAAAGGCGACGTCAACATCGCAGGCGAGGGTGTCGTGGTCGCCTCCGCAGATGAGGCATCGGTCGGCTACAGACCAGAAGGTTGGGGGTTCGAGTCCCTCCGGGCGCACCACACCATCCTCGAGCCAATCGAGGTCTACCCCGGTCTCCATCGCCCACGTCCTGAGGACGGGCAGGCGGGGCTCCGCGTCGCCCTTCTCGTAGCGAGCCACGCTCTGCCGATGGATGCCGAGACGGTCGGCCAGCTCGCGCTGCTCGAGGCCCGCGTGCTCGCGTGCCTTTCGTAGGCGGTCGGCGAGCGTGAACTCGAGCACGACCCCTGTGTGAATGATCGACATGGGTCGATAGTACGACACGCCGTCCTCAATGATGAAGACCGCGGTTGCATCCGCGATTCTTCGACCTATGTCGAAACATCAACCGAGGTATCGCCGGGGGACTGAGCCGGTCGTCACGCGTGCCCAAGCCATCTTCCTCGTCGTCGGCATCGTTCTGGCATCCGAGCTCGGCGTCGTGGCCTACGTCGTGCCCCTCCTGCTGTGGGGCGCGCAATGACCGAAGGACGTCTGATCCGGCGCTTCCAGTCGTTCGAGCGCGGCTTCACGCAGTTGCCGAACAGCTGGGTGCGCGATCGCGAGATCAGCCTGAAGGCGCGCGGCCTGCTCGGCATGCTCATGAGCTTCGAACCGGGGTTCACGGTGACGATCGCGCAGCTGGCGAAGGACGGCCATGGCGGCAAGGACTTGATCCGCGGTGCCGTCGATGAGCTCGAGGCCGCCGGCTACCTCACCCGCCGACCTCGACACAAGGGCGGTCGCTTCACGGCCGACGACTGGGAGCTCAACGACCCGAGCGGCCTGTCGGAGCCCGCGCTCCTCGGGCTTGGAGAGGCTTATCCACAGCCCCGCCGCGACCGCGTCGGAAAATCCGCCACGGTGCGTACCGCGTCGGAAAATCCGCCACGTACCGCGTCGGAAAATCCGACGTCAGAAGAACACTTAAAGAACACTCCTAGAGAACTACTTAAGGCGACTACCGTTCGCGCGCGCGGAGATGAGGAACTCTGCGCCGGCGGCTGTGGACGACCGTGGCGCTTCGAGCCTTCCCAGAGCTACGGGCTATGCGAGCGGTGCGTCTCTCACCCGGGCTGGCACCTGCCCAGCGCCGTGGCGGAGGTGCACCGATGAGCGCCGCACCCATCCGCCTCACCGTCTGGATCGAGGGCGAGCACTACCGCCCGCTGCTCGAGCTCGCGCGCCAGAAGGGCTACGAGGACGTCTCGCAACTCCTCGGCCGAGCCGCCCCGACGCTGCTCGAGAAGCCCGCCCCGACGCGCAAGGTCTACGTACGCGTGACCCCCGACATGCGGGCGCGGATGGTCGAGCTACGTCACCGTGGCGCCACCATGGCCGAGATCGCGCGGGCACTGGGGGTGTCCGAGGCGAGCGTGTGGAACCACCTCAACGCCGCGGAAACGATCAACGCCGAGGCGACCCGATGAGCGCCGCCGAGCTCACGGCCCCGCAGCTCGCGGCGCGCCTGCACTTCCTCGCCAAGCAGCTCCGAGGCGAGGCGGACCGCTGGCCGGATCACAGCCCGCTCCGCGGCGCCCTCGTGCGCGAGAGCTACCAGTTGACCTTCGCGTTCACGAGCGCCTACTCGAAAGACCCCGGCCAGCGCGCCATGGCGGATGCGCTGGCCGACGCGGCGGTCGACCGCCTGGTCGCCGTCATCACAAGACGGACGTTCGCGTCCGAGGAGGGAGAGCGGCCATGACGACCGCGACCAAGAAGCGCCAGCCGACCAAGCCGGCGACCGTCACCGACAAGGCGCAGGAGCGGCACGCCAAGCCCGGCGCGATCTGCGGCGCGTCCCGCAACGCATCCGGCACACTGCTCGTCTGCACGCTGCCCCTCCACCACCCGGGCGGCCACGAGGACGATGCGGGCCGCACGTGGCGCCGCTCGTCTGGCGACGAGGAGGCAGCGTGAGCGACGGGATGACGCCCGAGGAGCGCGCGATCGTGGACGACCCGGCGAACCGCGCGAGCATGGAGCAGAGCGAGGCGCAGCTCCGTCGTCTCGTGGCTGAGGCCATGGTCGGAATCGAGGCCGCGCGTGCCGGCGACATGCGCAAGGCAATCGACGCCGGGTCGTGGGCAGTCGAGCGAATGGCGATGCTGTCGCCACGCGAAGCGATGCTGCTGTTGCACCTTGCCGTCCGACATCTGGCCACACGCCAGGTCGAGCTGCGTGCCATGCACGAGGCCGAGGCTTACGCCGCGCAGGTCGAGGCCGACGAGGAGCGCGAGCACTCGTGATGCAGCTGCGCCGTGGCCCGGGCAAGCTGGCTGACCCCGACGCGCCACCCGAGCGGTGGGGCGGCAGGAAGGCGCAGCTGTGGGTGCTCAAGACCCTCGCCGAGTACGGCACCCTGTGCTGGCTCTGCGGCTTGCCCGGCGCCACGAGTGCGGACCACGTCATCCCGCGCAGCAAGGGCGGAGCGGTGTACGACCTCGACAACCTCGGCCCCACGCACAAGCGCTGCAACGAGTCGAGAGGCAACCGCGACGCCGTTGGCCCGGCCGCGATCATCGAGGACGGCCTGGCGTTCTTTAGTTCCTGACGCGTGGAAACCCACGCGCAGCCCTGTCCATTTTCTCCCGATCAGCCCACAAAAACCGAGAAACGAGCGAGCGATGACCGACCCGAACGAGAGCCAGCCGACTCTGCCCGGACTCGAGGATGCCGTCGTGCTCGGCCAGCACAACGGCGCGCTCCGCAACGCCGTCGTCGTCACGCTCGAGGAGCTCAAGGCCGCCGGCCTCCTCGAACGCCGGCACGCCGCGCTCGCGCAGCTCGCGCTCGAGCTCGCCGACGCCGTCTCGCGCGGGGTCTCGAGCGGACGGGCCTCCGCGGCCGCCATGGCCGCCGCGAACCTCCGCGAGACGCTGCTCGCGCTGCCCGCCCCGATGGAGGCCGGCGTCGCCGAGAAGTTCGAGCGCCTTGTCGCGTCTCTCGAGGCGGACGTGAACTCGAGGCCCGCCACGTGAGCGCTCCGCCCAAGTACGCGACGCCGCGCAACCCGTACCGCCGCAGCCTCGGCGGGCAGATCGCGAAGCTGGCTGAGGCGCTCGGCAAGCCGCCGATGCCGTGGCAGCAGCTCGTGTACGACGTCGCAACCGAGGTCGACGAGGACGGCCGCCTGGTCTACGAGCTCGTGCTTATCACCGTGCCGAGGCAGTCGGGCAAGACGACGCTGGTCGGCCCGATGCAGCTGCACCGGGCGATCACCAACCCCGGCATCCGTTGCTTCTACACGGCGCAGACCGGGAAGGATGCGCGCAAGCGGTTCGAGGACCTCGCGACGATCGTCAAGGAGTCGCCGCTCAAGGAGGTCGCGCAGTTCCGTTGGTCAGCGGGCGACGAGGGCATCAGCTTCCCGAACGGCTCAGCGGTCAAGGTGTTCGCGCCGACGATGGACGCGATCCACGGCGAGACGCCGCCATTGGTGACGCTCGACGAGATTTGGAAGTACGACGAGCTGCTCGGCGACGCGCTGCTCGAGGGCGCGATCTTGCCGGCGCAGATCACGCTCTCGGGCCGCCGCCAGGTGTGGATGATCTCGACGGCCGGCACCGCGCTGTCCACGTTCATGCGCAAGTGGGTCGAGCGCGGCCGCGCATCCGTCGAGGCGCGCGCCGCCGGCCTCGAGCCCGCCTGGCCCAAGCTCGCCTACTTCGAGTGGGGCCTCGCCGACGGGGACGACCCCGACGACCCGACGTCGTACGAGCGGTTCCACCCCGCAGTCGGCTACACCCAGACGGTCGAGGACCTCGTCGAGCTCGGCGCCAGCATGTCCCGCGCCGAGCGTCTCCGAGCGCTCTGCAACGTCTGGCTCGAGGCCGCCGATCCGCTGTTCTCGGCCGAGGAATGGGCCGCGCTCGAGCAACCCATGGCGGTCCCGTCCAAGCGCGAGCTCGCGATCACCTACGAGATCGCCGCGAACAGCGACACCGGGTCCGTCGTCGCTGTCTGGGACGAGGACGGCGTGCCGTGCGGCCGCGTGCTGCACACCGCTCCGGGCACGACCTGGATGCACGACTTCATCGTCAAGCTCTTCCGCGAGTGGCGGCCAGCCGTGCTCGGCGCCGACGACGGCGGCCCGACCCGCCGCCTCACGGACCAGCTGCGCCGCACCCTCGGCGAGGATGCCGTCGTGACGCTCGGCGCTCGCGACTTCGCCACCGCGAGCGAGGCCTTCCTCGAGCACGTGCGCACCCAGCACCTCAAGCACGACGGCTCCCGCACCTTCGCCGAGGCGATCCAGCACCTCGTGCTCAAGCGCGTGGGCGAGGTCACCCGGTTCAGCCGCAACGACTCCACCGGCCCCATCGCCGGCATCGTCGCCTTCGCCGTCGGCATCTGGCTGCACGAGCACGGCGACGGCCCCGGCGAAGAGCTCATGATCTACGTCTGACGTTCAATCCGCCCAGACACGCCGTTCAATGTGGCGACCCCGGGGAACGCGCGAACGCTGGGCGTCGTGGGACTTCGCGACTACTTCCTCGGGCGCACCGGCCGCTGGTCGGGGCTCGGCGTCATCGACGACGGCACCCCGTACAGCTCTGCCGGCGACGACAGCCACCTCGCCGAGGTCGCGCTCACCGACTTCCTCGGATGGCTGCCCGACTACGTCGCCGTCACTGAGTCGAACGCCATGAAGGTCGGTACGGTCGCGGCCGGCGTCGCGACGATCGCCGGCACCGTGTCGCGGCTCTCCCTCTACGCCGAGCAGGGCGGGACGCGAGTCCCACAGGCGCAGCAGCCCGCCCTGCTCGGGCAGCTCGAGCGCGGCGTGCCCATGTCGACGTCGCTCTACTGGACCGCTCGCTCGCTCGTGTTCCGCCCGTGCACCTGGTGGCTCGTCACCGAGCGCGACTACTACGGCTGGCCCATGTGGGGCGAGTGGCTCAAGCGCTCCCGCGTGCGCCTCGACGCCAAGGGTCGCGTGACGCACGTCGACAACGAGCCCGTCGCGCCCGAGGACGTCATCCGGTTCGACTCGCCGCTCGGCGACGGCCTGCTCGCCAACGGCGGCCGCGACATCCGGCGCGCGATCGCGCTCGACCTCGCCGCAGCCAAGGCCGAGGACAGCCCGATCCCTGCTGTCGAGCTCCACAACGAGAGCGGCGAGGAGCTCGACGCCGAGAAGCGCGAGAAGCTGCTCGAGGCGTGGGCGCAGGCGCGCGCCAAGCGCGGCGTCGCGTACACCCCGAAGAACATCAAGGTCATCCCGCATGGCAAGCCGGCCGACGCGCTGCTCATCGACGGCCGCCGTGCGATCAGCCTCGACCTCGTGCGCCACCTGCACCTGCCCGCCTGGGCCGCCTCGACCGCCGTCGAGGGCGCCACGATGACCTACGACAACCGCCAGCTCCGCAACTGGGAGCTCATCGATCTGACGCTCTCGCCCTACTTCAAGGCGATCACCGACCGGCTCTCGCTCGGCGACGTCACACCGCGCGGCTGGCGCGTGAAGTTCGACACCGATGAGCTCACACAGCCCGACCTCAAGACACGGTTCGAGGCGTACGAGATCGGCAAGCGCGCCGGCTTCATCGACAACGAGTGGATCGCCGGCCAGGAGGGCTGGGCGACCGTGCCCGCCGACAAGTCCCAGCAGCCCGAGGAGGCAGCATGAACCCGTTCCGCCCGCTCGCCGCATCCGGCTCGCGTGAGCTGCTCGAGGAGCTCGGCCGCACGTCGACCTGGTCGCTCGAGCAGGACGACGCCGACAGCGTCGACAACCTGCACATCTACGGAGTAATCGGCGGCTTCTGGGGCGACATCGACCCGGCCGCGATCGTCCCCGCCCTCCGCAGCTCGAGCGCGACCGAGATCCACGTCTACATCAACAGCCCGGGCGGCGACGTCTACGACGGCATCGCGATCCGCAACGCCCTCGCGCAGCACCCAGCTCGCATCGTCACGCACGTCGACGGCCTGGCCGCATCCGCCGCGTCGTTCATCGCTACTGCTGGCGACGAGGTCGTCATGGGCCGCAACAGCGAGCTCATGATCCACGACGCCTGGACGATCGCCCTCGGCAACGCCGGAGAGCTGCGCGACGTAGCCGACCAGCTCGACCGCATCAGCGACAACATCGCCGCCATGTACGCCGACAAGGCCGGCGGCGACGCCGCCGACTGGCGGGCGCTGATGCTCGCCGAGACCTGGTACTCGGCCGAGGAGGCAGTCGAGGCCGGCCTCGCCGACCGCGTCGACGGCGAGCAGCAGGAAGCCGCGGCGTCGTTCGACCTGTCCATCTACGCCCACGCCGGCCGGGCTTCCGCGCCGGCACCCCTCCGCGCCGCCGCCATGGCGCACAACCGAAAGGAAAACCCAGTGAACCGAGCCCAGCTCGCGGCGGCGCTGGCCGCCGGCACCATCACCCAGGCGCAGTACGACGCCTCGATCGCATCGCTCGAGGCGATCGAGGGCGCCGCGCCGCAGGACCGCGCCTCGGTGCCGGGCGAGGTCGCCGCCGGCCCCGACCTGCCGGACCGGCAGCCGGAGGCGGTCTCGACCGTCGACCGGCCGCTCTCCGTCGCCGACGTCGCCAACCGCCTCGCGGAGGCGTACGACCACATGTCGGGCAGCCTCTCGCCCGTGCAGCGCGTGCAGAACGCGCTGGCCGACGTCATCCCCGCCGACGACGAGGGCAACGCCTTCGTCAACCGCGAGGACTGGACCGGGCAGGTCTGGCGCGCGACCGAGGCCGAGCGGCCCTGGGTCGACGCGATCGGCGAGCCCCAGCAGATGACGCGCCTCAGGGGCCGCGGCTGGCGCTGGGGCAAGGACGCGGTCGACCCGGAGGACCCCGAGCTCCCGGGCACCCCGGAGGTCGCCGAGTACGCCGGCAACAAGACCGACATCCCGACCAACGAGATCGGCACCAAGGAAGTCACCTTCGGCAGCTTCCGCATCGCCGGCGGCTGGGACTTCGACCGCGCCGTGTTCGACTTCGCCGACCCCGAGTGGTGGGCCGCGTTCCTCGAGGCCGGGACCAACGACTACAAGATCAAGTCGAACGCCGCCGTGCGCACCCGCATCCTCGCCGCCGCGACCGATACCCCCACGGCCGACGTCGACGAGACCGCTGCGGGCGGCATCAGCGCCGTGCTGAAGCAGCTGCGCCGCGACATCCGCTCCACACGCGGCGGCCGCGCCAACCGCATCTTCCTGGGCGACACGCTCTTCGACATGATCGAGGACCTGCCCGAGGACAAGCAGCCCCTGTGGCTGCGCAACGCCACGGTCGGCCTCGGTCCCGAGGAGGGCACCGCCGCCGTCGGTCAGCTGCACATCGTCAACGACCCGTCGCTGACGGCGCTGCAGGCGGTCGTGTTCGACAGCCGCGGCCTGCGCATCAAGGAGCGCTCGCCGTTCTGGATCGAGGCGCAGAACATCCCCAAGGGCGGCGTCGACGTCGCCGTGTTCTCGTACCTCCGCCTCGAGGTGCACGACCCGCGCGTCATCGTCAAGCGCGACTACGCCGCGTAGCCGACCGCCGCCCGCCCAGCCCGGGGTAGCTGGGCGGGCGGCCCCACTCGAGAGGAGACCACCATGCCGCTGACCGACTGGCACAACCGACAGACGATGGGCGCTGCCTGGCAGGACCTGCCCGCGGGCGATCTCGGCGACGACCTCCTCGAGTCCGCGAAGAACCAGTGCATCAACCACCTCAAGTCACAGGGGCTCCACGTGCCCGCCGGCACGCAGGAGGACCCTGTGCCTTCCGACTTCCGCGTCGCGCAGCTCGCACAGGCCAAGGCCACGTGGCGCGCGCTGAAAGCCCGCCAGGACGACGGCGGGATCGGCGACGCGGACAACACCATCCGCGTCTATCCGATGGGCAAGCCCATCAAAGACCTCCTCGGCTACGGCGACCTGGGGATCGGCTGATGGGCGCCCGCGCGCAGCTCAAAGCGGTACTTGAGGAGAAGCTCCCGGACGTCCGCGTCATCGCCGACGTCCGCGAGCTGCCCGATCTCGACCCCTCCTACCGCTACGCCATCCAGCTCGTCCGCAACAAGATCAGCCCGGCCAACCGCCTCGACCAGTTCCTCGAGGAGTTCGAGCTCTGGGTGCTCGACGCACGGACCGACCCCGAGCTCGTCGAGGACGCTCTCGACGAGCACGTCGACGAGCTCGTGCTCGTCCTTGACCGCCTTCCCTGGCTCGTGTGGAGCGAAGGCACCCGGGAGCTGAACCCCGACAACTATCACGGCTACAAGTTCACGCTCACCGCCGGCACGCAACGAGAGGAATAGACATGCAGGTGCCCGTCAGCCCCAAGGTGATGAAGAACCTCCGACTGAAGGTCGGGGACGACAACTACGAGACCCATGTGTCGAGCGTCGACTGGACGCCGTCGAGCTCCCAGCAGACGTGGCAGGGAGGCACGCCGGAGGCGAGCTTCACGGACTCGAGCGCGTCGACGTGGGTCTGCAACATCACCGCCGTTCAGGACTTCGAGACCCCCGACAGCTTCGTGAACTTCTGCCTCGAGCACGAGGGCGAGCAGGTGGGGATCGAGTTCCAGCGCGACGCCGCCGATACGCACAAGTTCACGTCGACGATCACGATCGTCGCCCCGAAGATCGGCGGCACGGTCGGCCAGTACCACGAATCGCCGATGGCATTCGGCTCGACCAAGCCCGTCCGCGTCCCCGTCGAGGCGCCCGTCGAGCCATGATCGACGTTCGCAAGTCACCGGAGCTGCAGGCGGCCATCCTCGGGATGCGCCGCCTGCGCACCGACTTGCGCCCGGAGCTCTACAAGGCGCAGCGGCAGGAGCTCGGCGACGCATGGCTGCCCGCCCTCCAGCGTCGTACCGGCACGAACCTCGAGCGCCGCATCATCATGGCCGGCGCTCGCACCAAGGTCTCTACCGACACCTTCAGCGTGCTCGCCGCAACATCGCGCCGCGAGCTCAGCAACGGCCTCGTGCCGAGCATCCACTGGCCCGGCGCCGAGTTCGGCGCCCGGAACCGCCGAGCCACCTATGACCGCACGTCCGTGCGCGGCCGCGTTCACAAGGTCACCCGCACGCTCAACCGACAGTTCCGCGGCCGCATGGCTGACGGCCAGATCGCCTTCGACGCCGCGTCGGAGATCGGGACTCAGCTCGTCCGCCTGTGGGTCGTCACCGCCGTCGACTTCATCCGCGATGCAGCAGGAGCGGAGGGGTAGACCATGGCCGGCAAGGGCATCGTCATCAACTTCCTGTCGAACGTGCGCGACCTGCTGCGCGGCACCGACGACGCAGAGAAGGCCTTCGAGGGCGTCGCGGACTCGCTCGACGACGTCGCCCGCGACGGCGAGCGCTCGACCGAGCGCCTCGAGCGAAGCTTCAAGGATCTCTCCGACACGGTGCGCCGTGACCTGCCAGACGCCTACCGCGACGCAGAGCGCGCGAGCGACCGGTTCCACGTCGACGCTGGCGACAACATCCGCGGCTTCAAGGAAGAGGCGATCCAGAACCTGTCGGAGGTTGCGTCGTCGTTCGATGGCGACCTGCAAAGCATGGCTGACGGTGTCCAGGGTCTCACGGGCGGCCTCGCCACCGCGCTCACCCCGGGCATCGGTATCCCCGTCGCGATCCTCGGCGCGGCCGCTGGCGCCTGGCTGCAATCATGGGTCACGTCCACGGAGGAGGCCAAGCAGAAGGTCTCGGACATGTACCGCGACATGCTCGAGAGCGGGAACGCCTTCCTCTCGGAGGACTTCATCAACACGTCTCTCGCCGACATCATCGACGACGACGGCAGGCGGCAGCGGGCACTCGAGGACGCGAAGCGGCTGGGCCTCGAGACCGGCACCGTGCTGCGTGCTACCGCAGGCGATCAGGCCGCGATCAACGAGCTCATCGCGAAGGCCAACGAGCTGCGCCAGGCCGAGCTCGACGCCGTCGAGCGCAATGGTGAGCCACTCCAGGACCAGGCGGTCAAGCTCGATGCGATCAACGCGAAGTACGACACGATGCTCGACACGTATACCGGTATCACTTCGCAAACTCAGCAGGCGGTTGACAAGGTCAACCTCTACCGCGAGGCAACTGGCAAGGCCGCGACCGCCGACCAGCAGCGCTGGGAGGCCCTCGGGCGGCATCTGGCCGGCATCCCCGCCGAGAAGACGATCGCCCTCCAGGTCGACACCTCGGGCGCCGAGCGCGGCCTCCGTGAGTTCCTGAACAAGGACCGCACGATCCGCGTGACCATCGACGGCAGAAGCTACGGGCGGTACTGATGACCACGACGATCTCAGACGGCACAACCACGCTCACCCCGCAGCTGCAAATCGGGTACGTGGTGTCGAGGCGATCGCGCAACGTCGTCCACCGCATCCTCAACTCGCAGGCGCCCGCTGTGTCGCTGCGGCCTGGCGCCCTGCGCTCGGGGCGCCATTCGCTGCTGTTCACCGACGAAGCGACGGCCCTCGCGGCCGTCGCCATGCTCGCATCCGATCGCGAGCTCACACTCGAGGACACCGAGCGGCCGGACGTCGTGAACATGACGTTCGTCGTCCCCTCGGGCGGTGACGTCCAGCTCGAGCTCGATAGCGTGACCCGTCGCAACTGGGTCGTCCAGTTCGACTTCGAGGAGACCGACTGATGGTCGCTCCGAAGAGTGTCGCTGTGCTCGACGCGCAGCTCGTCATCGACGCGACCGTGGTCTACGCGCAGAACTTCGACCTGCTCGCGGCGAACACTCCCAACCCCGACGGTTGGT